TGATAATACTTGTTGTAATTTAAGATGAGTTAATTGAATCATATCCGCAAATGATGTCATTCTGCTAACAAGAGATTCAACTTTACCTTTATACATTCTAGGCGCTACTATATTATAACTAAACAATGCTTTTACAGTATTTGACTTAGGCCTAGTCATATTTTCAGCTAATTTCCATTTTAATATTTTATCTGTTCCAACAATTTTAGCTCCTTCATATATAACTTCTATAGTCCTTGATGTTTTTTCAAATCTAGTACTTTGATCTTTTGGAGGATTAAAGTCATCATCTTTTTTAATTGCCTTATCTGCCCCTGTGGATGTTTCTTTTATTTTATGTACTTGATCTTTATATGTTTTATATTCATAATAAAGAACATGAACATAAGCATTATCTTCTAGATCAGTTGTTGCATAAGATTTATTATAACGTTGTACATTAGCACCTTGGCCATCTACATATTTTTTTATATCTTCATCTGTTAAATCTGGATATTGTTTTTTAAGATCTACAAGTGATACTTTTCTTATTTCACCAATATAATATATATCATCAAAATATGGTGATTCTGTATATGAATAAACTAAATCAGCAGGGTCTACATATTTTATATTTATACCTTCAGATGTAGTATATTCATTTTTAACAGCTCCCATCCCAACAACTGCTATATCATAATCAATTCTTCTCTTTAATAAATCATATTTATTATGGGCAAAAACATTATTTATAGCCTCTTCTTCAGCTATTTCTATAGAATCTTTATAATCTAATTGCATGTGTAATTCTAATTCTTCTTCATCTTCTGGTAATTCTATTGGATTATTTTCATATAAATCAATACCAAATTGCTCAATTATACTATCTTTAAATTCCGCTAATCTCATATCTTTTAATATAGACTCTACGTATTTTGTTCTTTTTTGAATTGAAGCAGGATCTTGCGAATAAGCTTTTATATCATATGTTCTTTCTGCAATACCGTTAACTACTATATCTATAAATTTAGGAATTATAGGAATAGGTTTCCAATCAAGGTTTAAATATGATAAATCACCATTGATAGATAATTCATCTTTATATTTTTGAATTGATTGTTCGCCTCTAGCATATAATCTTAATCGATGAAAATTATCTCTATTGGCATAATATTTATTTGAACCAGAATCCCTTTTAAACCATTCTGATTCTACAGCTTTTCCGATCTCTAAACCATACTTTTCACTTGCTTTCTCTACATTTGAAACTGCTTGGCTTGGGAATATCCCTATTGGTGCGTTATCCATTTACTTTATTATTTTTGAAAAATTTCCTTGATTATTATATTTTTTAAATTCAAAGTCTAATACTTTAGTTGTTCTTTGTTTTTTTGGTACATATAAATGCCTGTTACATGCTATTACCGCAAGTCCAGAACTAATAGATGCATCAAATTTTGTTCTGTTATTTATATTAAACTTTGACCAATCATTTAAAGTCTTGTTAAAATATATGTTTCCGTAGTCTCCGTTTTCTTGTAATCCTACGTATTTATCTATATATGATTCAATTGCTGCCGCGTGTACTTGTTTAATATCTTCAGATGAATTAGGTATTCCCCCTATTTCTCTTTCTGTTATAGATAATTTAAGAGCTGTTTTATCTGGTCTATTCATTGAATAACCTCTATAACCTCTTCTTTTTAAATAATATAAAAGCCTTGGTTTATTATTTTCAGCTAATATTGGCATTCCGTAAAATACTAATGCCATGAGTACATCTTCAAAAAATATTTCAGCTGTCTGTGGCCTAGCTATATATTCTAAAAAGAATGTATTAGACGGGGCATCTTCCATACTAAATTTTGTTAAACCGTGTAAAGCCCCTTTTGAACCGCCCCCATCTGTTGTCCCTGATATATCATATGAGTCACAACCAAAAGCTCCAATGTGTTCATTACCCGGCGTCTTCCTTCCATTTTTAAGTATTACACTATTTTGTAAATTTAAACTTGGTACCCATGATATATTAAATCTTCCTTTAGTATTTGGCATAAAAATAACCCTTGAGTCTTTTACCCCATTTTCCCATTGAAAATTACCCCTTGAAATAAGACCTGAGGATTTAGCATTTTCATTGTAATCTATTTGTTCGTATATTTTTTGTAAATTAAATATACTATTTTTTGTTTCGTCCCTGAAAGCATGTTCCTCTGTTCTTGGAAATTGCCTATAAAGTTCATTTAATGCATCTGGATCATCTTTAAAACCAGCTGCTTCATTTTCCCAATGTTCTATAACTCCAATATCGATTTTATCTCCTTGAGGTCCTTCAGTTGCTTCCCTCGGTGTTTCGAAAACAGGTAGTCCATAAGAATCAATGAATCCCTCGTAGTTCCATTCCATAGGTACGAACAAACTATATAATCCAGAGCCAGTCTGTCCATTGCGGTTTCTTTTTGTAACGTCTGATGCATAGTATAATTTTTTAAAGTTATCTCCACCTTTATCTAAGGCATTTGAAGTAGACCCCATCATACATTTTCCTATTATCCTACTTCCTAATCTTAATGTTGTTTTTGTAACACGCCAGTTATTTAATATATTATCAGGTCTTTCCCATTTACCAGATTCATCGTGAACTAATAATTTTAACTTTTCACCATCATAAGAATTATCTCCCGTATTCTTCCAATCTATTGTTGTATCGAGACCTTCGAGCTCTTGGGACTTGGTTGTACTGGTGATGGACTTTCTTGTGAGTTTGGATGCTGGGACACGGTAGGCCAACTCTGTCTTGGGGCGGTCCATTCCGTCCTGTATTGGTTTGAAGAAGAAGGGATAGTGCGTGGATATTGGTACCACCTTATCGGTAAACATCTTCTTTGCATCTGCACCAGTTTTCGATAAGACTCCGAATCTAGCGTCGGAAGATATAGTTGCTTGGTTAACTGTCTCAGAACTTGACATGAAGCTAAATCCAGACCGTCTATTCTTGAGATAGCAAATTCCGTAGCATCTCGTATCTGCCTTGCATGCCTCCCAAAATATAAAGAATAATCTGTTTGCTTCTCGAAAGTCTGGCTTCCCAACATCAATCTTGGACCACTGCAAGTACATATAATGAGTGCCAGTAATATAAATATCACTGCCCTTGTTACGAAACCAAAACCCTTCTTCGCGTTTAGTAAATTCTTTATCAATGTATTCATACCATTTTTCTTTAAATTCTTTTGGGTGTGCCTCCCAATCAAATATTGTTTGAATTCTTCTAAAATCCTTTGGTAACTCATGTGATTCCCATTTATCGCTTTTGCTATACACATCTTCCACGAGAGGCAATGCCACTTTTAGATTTTGAATTTCATATATTTCACCGATCTTTCCTGTCCTACTTATTACTATTATATCATGTTCTTTATTATAACCATATTTCCATGATTTAGATTTATTAAGTCTGTGTATTGTAGTCCTTTTAATAGGTTCAATTACTTTATATAAAGTTTGCTCGTAAGCCATTATCTAGATCTTTTTTCAGCAAAACCACTGAATGATTCTTTTTTATCTTCTATAGGTTTATTTTCAAGAAGATTTTTTTCATTTTCTATTCTAGTAAGAATTTCAAAAGCATCAAATATAGCTAGCTTTTTTGTAGCAGCTGCATTCTTTAGTCTATCAGCAGATATATCATCTTCTGTTTGTACTATAGCTTCTTCTGCTACTTTTACTAATTCGTCTACAGCTTTATAACCAGCTTGGATTATATTCAGCTTCCTTTTTTTCACGTCCATATTTAATTGAAATTTCTTTTGTCATTACCCTATATAGTCTTTCTTCGTTTATAATAAACTCATATTCACTCCAAGGGGTAAAACCTACCTTATCACCTATATTTATAAAATCACTATTATCTTTATATTTTATAATGCCCTGTAAAGATTTTTCCTTATCAATAGAATATTCACTATCATTTTTTAAAGGTTTTACAAAACAATATCCATTAGCTGCTTTCCAAGTATCATTTTTCTTATATAAAAATATTTGATCTGGATAACAGAAATATTTATCATTTTTAAAATAATCTTTACTATTTCTTTCATTCCCTTTAACATCATTCCATCTTCTAAAGATATTATGATGAACTATTACTTCATCACCTTTTTCTATATTAGATTCAAATAATGAAGGGGTTTCTAATACTATAGCACTACGACTTACAAAAAGATGATTACTAAATTCTGTATTAAGTATAAGTTCTTCATCACCTATTTTCTTAATATTGTCGTATCTATTGTTTTTAGGCTTTATTAAATAAGAATGTAATGGTTTCATTAATATTCAAGGTTATACTCCACTGATATAGCCATGTTCTTATTAAAGTCTTTCCAGGGTAGAACATCATTATTTTTTTTGATAAATATAGAAAACTTTAACTCATCTTCTAATATATCACATATTATATGCCCTCCATAAACTTCTTGGCCTACAGCATAATGCATTGCATCATTTTTATAGTCCTTGCCAACACTAATCTTTCTTATTAGTTTGCTCATCTTCTTTAAGTTTTTCTATGTCCCCAGTTTTAATATCAACAGTTATTTTACCGTATTCTTCCTGAAGATTTAATTTTAACTCATTTAATTTTACTTCTTGTTGAGAATAAACGTGAGCTAGTTTATGATTATTAATAGTGTTTTTCGCAATTTCATTTTGAATATCCGAAATAAAACCACTTATCTTT